CCTCGCCGTTAAAAATGCTGCCCGACGCAAGGCGCGGGTTCACAGCGGCGAATTGAAAAAACACATCGCTGCAGTGGCCTTGCGTGATCGCAAAGGTTGGGCGCCAGCATCAATCGCAGGTGTGTTGAGAGCGGGAGTGGCGGACCTTCTTCAACAGAAGCTGAAGAAAGCCCGCAAGACGGGCATCAAGCCCTATTACTGGATCTTTCAGGAATACGGCTGGAACAACCGCGCCGGCGCTCATGAAGAGGGCACGCATTACATGCGCGACGCTATGAACGAAAGCACGCCGCGCATCAAAAAGCTTATAGAGCAGTACCTCAACGTCTTCTACCTGAGCTATCAGGGAGGCGGCAAATGAGCATTGAGGCTGCAATCTACTCGCTCATCTCAAGCAAGGCGGCAATTACCGCGCTTGTCTCTGATCGCATCTATCCGCATGAACGGCCGCAAGATTCCGCAGTGCCGGCCATTGAATTCATGGTCGACCATGATTCAGGGCACGCGCTTGAGGGGCGGACACTGCTAGGGACCGGGCTTTTGTCGCTCAACCTATACGCCACCACGGTTGATGAAATCGTCGCACTTCGCGATGCAGTCATCCCAGCTATCGACTGTTTTCGTGGCACCAGCGCCGGCATTGGCATCGAGGCTTTGCTTCAAGACGGTAATGCCGAAATGTCCTATTCGCCTGACTCCAAGACGCAAGTATGCGCCGTGGATTTCGCAATCAAATTCCAGCAAGCAGCCTAACGAAAGGGAGATCACCATGTCACGCACCACGCTAACGGTTCAACAGCTCGTAAATATCACTGCCGGCACGCCCGCGGCTAACTCGCTCGATGTCACATTCGCGGCGGCCGATTCCTCCAATGGAAATGATTTCGTTTGCTCTGACAAGGACTTGCTTCTAGTTCTCAATTCGGATGGCACAAACCCTTACACATTCACCGTGGCGAGCGTCATCGATTCATATGGACGGCTAGGCGACATCACTACTTATTCGTTGTCTGCCGGCGAATATGGCGCCATTGAATTGCCTGCCAACCTGTTCAGACAAAGCACCGGAAAGATAAATATCAACGGCTCAAATGCCGCGGTTAAGTTCGCCATTCTGCGCCGCTCATAGGCAGTCGCGGCGGCGGATCTCGCATGGTCAATAACAGCAAAGGAGATACACAATGGCTACTAGTGGTTTTGGAACACTAATCAAGCGCGGCGACGGTGGCGGCCCTGAAACCTTCACCACAATTGCCGCCGTGAAGAGCATCAGCGGACCCTCGATGAAGCTCGACACAATCGACATTACGACGTTGGACTCTACCGGATACCGTCAATTTATCGCAACGATGAAGACCGGCGGACAAGTCCAGCTCGACATGCTCTTCTTGCCAGCCGACGCAACACAAAGCTATAGCGCCGGCGTCATCTTGGACTTCCACAATCGCACGCTGCGCAATTTCAAGATTGTATTCAGCGACGGCGCGGCTACGACCTGGACATTCCCGGCATATGTCACCGACGTTGCGCCGGATGCCTCGGTAGATGCAGCGCTGGGACTCAAGGTGACGCTGCAGATCAGCGGTGCACCGACCCTGGCTTAGTCCGGGGCTTTATCACTAACACTCTCTGGAGGAGTACTTTTTATGGCCATGTTGAATAAACAGCAGATCTTGCAAGCCAACGATCTCAAACGCGAGCTTGTCCACGTCGAGGAATGGGGCGGCGATGTCTATGTCCGCGCATTGACCGCTGGCGAAAAAGATCGTCATGAAGCCGAATGGCTTGGCGAGCAGGACATCGAAAAGAAGGCGCGAATCTACGCAAGCCGATCCCGCCTATTGGCCAGAACATTGGTCGACGAATCCGGCAATCGCCTTTTTACGGATAACGAAATGGAAATCCTTGAGGCCAAGGCCTCGGTTCCGATGCAGCGCTTGTATGAAGTCGCTCAGCGCCTCAATGCGTTTACTGAAGCGGCAGTTGAGGGCCTCGTAAAAAACTCCGAGCCCAGCCAGGTAGAAGATTTGCCTTCCGCCTAGCGCTGGAGCTCGGCTATGTGGACGTCGATGCAATGCTCGAGCAAATTGATGCCAGACAATTCGCCGAATGGCGAGCCTACGACATTCTTGAGCCAATCGGGAATGTCAGGCTCGATTGGAATTCAGCGCAGATCTGCCAGGTGCTTGCAAATGTCAATCGTGATGCCAAGGAAACACCAGAGGCGTATGAAACCGGTGAGTTTGTCCTGCGCTGGGGCGATCCCAAGCCGGTCGTTGAAAAGCCGAAACAGAGTGATGCCCAAATGCTTTCCATAGCTCGATTAATCACCGAGCTGTGGCAGGCAGAAAACCAGCAGGGTAAATAATGGCAGGCGTTAATGTCGCATCCCTAATAGCGAAAATCACCGCTGACGATAAGGAATTCGATCAGGCGATGGGACGCGCTGCGCTCAAAGCCGCGACGACTGCCGACAAGATAAATTCTTCATGGTCCGGCAGCATGAAGAAGGTAAAAAAAGAGACAGAGGAAACATCTGCCGCTATTGAGAAATCCTTTGAAGCGCTCAAGGAATTTGCGCTCATTGGTGTTGAGGTGGCCGGGCTCGCCGAAATCGGCAAGCTGGCTGACGAATATGCAAAGGTAGAACGGCGCATAAAGGATGCCACCAGGACTACCGGCGATTTCACCAAGGTCAACCAGCAGCTATTCGACATCTCGCAAAAGAACGGCGTTGCACTTGAAGCGACAGCCGAGGCTTTCCAATCGCTGGCCAGGCAGACCAAGGCGTTAGGCGCCAGCAATTCTGATGTTGCGAAGCTGACCAGCGCAATGGAACAACTCGGACATATCGGCGGTGAATCAACCGAGGATATGAAGGCCGGGCTATTCCAATTCTCGCAAGCATTGGGCAAGGGCACGGTAGCCGCTAAGGATTTCCGCGGCATCATGAAAAACATGCCGGGCGTGGCAGAGTCCATTGCCGAAGGCATGGGCATGACGCTGAGCCAATTGCAGCAGGCGGTAAAGGCTGGACACGTGCTATCTAAGGACGTCTTCGACGCGATCCTTGAGCAGTCTGGAGAGATCAATAAGCGCTTCGAAGAAATGCCCAAGACGATGGAAGAGGGCACCACGATACTGAAAGACGCCGTCGGCAAATTCGTTGGCGACCTCGATCAAGGGTTGGGCATCAGCTCTAAGATTGCCGATGCATTCGTCAATGTCGGCAGAGCGATTAGTGATGCAGGGAACCGCTTAAAAGAGTCTGGATTCCTCAATATCGCTAAGCTTAATTTAGGCAGCGCCCTGGTCGCGCTAGACACCGACGTCAAAACAATCGGAATCTTGTTTAACAACAAGTCGATGTTTGAGAAGGGCAAGATGTTGTCCGCGCTCGGCAAAGAGCAGTCGGCCGCCGCCGCCAAGGTTGGCGCTGATTGGGCGCAGCATCCTGATGTAAAAGAGAAGTCTGCCGAGCTCCGAGATCAGCCGCATTATGCGACTGACAAGGAGAAACAGCAACAGAACCGATATGACGAGGCCGTCGCCAAGCTCAAAGAGCAAAATGCCGAGATCCAAAAGATCCTATCCGGCAAGAAAACAGAAGCCGGCATCGACAAGATCATCTTTGACACCGAAAGCTCAGTAGGGCGCGCTCTGACGGCTCAGGAAAAGGCGACGATCAAAGCGCTCGCCACTGAGCAGATGCGCCTTAAAGCGAAGCAGGATCAAAAGAAGCTCGCCGACGAGCTCGCTAAAAAAGAAGCCGAGCGACAGAAAGAAGATCAAAAGAAGCTCGATGAAATGACCGGGCAGCTTGCGATCCAAAAGCAATATCTGGAAGACATCGGCAAATATGGCGAAGCGGAAGCACAGCATCTAAAGGAACGCGCCGAGTATCAACATAAACTGAATGAGCTGCATGTGGCTGACGCCGAAAAGCTCCAGGCAATGGCGGCGTTTGATGCGAATTATGAAAAGGAAAAAGAAAACGCATTCCAGAAGCAAGTGGCGGCTGGCGAGCAAGAGCTCGAATTAGCCCGAGCCAAGCACGCTGGCGATCAAGACCAGGTCGCATCGCTGCAAATCAAAAAAGACCTCATGGACCACAACATGTGGACGCAGGAGCGCGAAAACAAGCTCCTGGCTCAAGCTGTCGAGATGCGTCAAGAAGAGGCAAAATATCAGACCGATCAAGCACTGCAGACCGGCGACCACGAGCTAGAAATACTGAAAATGAAGGCGGCCGGGATGGAGGATTACATCCCGCTGATCGAAAAAGAATATCAGCTTCGCGATCAGATCAAGAATCTGACCGAAGACGAAAAGCGGGATTTCCTTTCTAAGCTTCGCGCTCAGGAAGAGGAGACGATCCGCTATAACCGGCTGCTTGAAGCGCAAAAAGAAACGCTCGACAAGATCATGAATTCGCAAGATGGCTGGATCAACAAAGTCCGGCAATTAAACAATGCGCTTTCAGCCGGCTCGATCAATATGAGTCAGTATCAGTCCGCGATGCAGCAGATCAATAACTCGACGAAGCAGGCGAGCCAAACCGCCCAGGACTTCGCGAAGAAAATCACACAAGGCTTCTCTGATGCCATCTTTAGCGGCAAGAAGTTCTCCGACGTGATGAAGGATCTAGGCAAGACGATCACTCAGGAGCTGTCACAAAAGCTATTGATTGATCCGCTCAATAACATGCTAGCCAATGGCATAGATTGGCTGACCGGATTGTTTAAGTATCCAGGTTCCGGTGCACCCGGCGGCGCTGGACAAGGCGGCTTGCCTGGCTTGCCAGGTATGC